GTTAAAAAGAGGTTGGCATCATGCTATCCAGGTTGGTTCCAGGTGTTGAAACTAGAATCGAAATGAAGGCAAGCGATGAAGTGAGTTTAGTGCCTTATCAGGAGCAGGTGAGACCGCCCAGCTATGTGCCATCGGCCCCAATACCAACAGCAATGCCGAGAGTCGCGTTGGATATATTGGACAAAGCGATGTCAAATCAAACGGGCGCAACTATGGCACAAAAAGTAGAGAAGGTTGCTTATGCTTCGTATGCGGAGGCGTTCAGAGATGATTTAAGATTGCGTCAAATTAAAAAGCATGTAAACGAGCAAATATTACCTAAAATGCGTGTGGAGTTGACAGCGATGAAACGGCGACGAGCGATGGCTCATATGGTCTTGATCATTGCAGCTGTGGTAGCGTTGATAACGTCAGCCAGTACGCTGACGAGTGATTTGGGTGTAATTCTAAAACATAATACAACAACGGAGGCGATACAAACGTATATTAAACCCTTTTGTGCGGCTTTCGGAATAATAAATTTAGCCGCGACAATGGTGATGATGTTCATGGCGAAAAATGAAAAGATTATCAATCAACAAATAGATCACACGAGGAAGGAAATAATGAAGAAGGATGCATACAATGAGGCAGTACGAATGAGTGTGACAGAGTTCAGTGGGATCCCGCTAGATGGATTTGACATACCACCGGAACTCACCAGATAGAGTGAAGCTCCAAGATCACTATGTCGTGGGATTGGCAGGTCCCGGAGTAGTGATTCCCACCGCTGTATAACGGGGGAGGGTATGCCATCCTCAACACACTTAC